CTACGCGCGGGTTTTCTTTTGCGCGCTGGCAGGCCAGCTGGGTATCACCCGACTGACTGATTCCGCTTCTGGCGTCTCGCTCGGCGCTGAACAAATTGCAGAGCCGCTGGCGCTGTTTGGCGATGACGAGGAAATGGGGCCCCGGCCAGCGCGGAGCTATCAGGTAACAAACGGGATCGCGGTGCTGCCCGTTTCCGGGACGCTGGTCAGCAAAACCCGGTCACTTCAGCCTTATTCCGGTATGACGGGCTATAACGGGGTCATTGCCCGACTGCAGCAGGCAATGAGCGATCCAGGCGTAGACGGTATTCTGCTGGATATGGACACGCCGGGCGGGATGGTGTCCGGGGCTTTCGACTGTGCCGACATTATTGCCCGGATGCGGGATATCAAGCCCGTCTGGGCGCTGGCAAATGATATGAACTGCAGCGCAGGGCAGCTAATTGCCAGTTCTGCATCGCGACGGCTTGTCACGCAAACGGCCAGAACCGGCTCCATCGGCGTCATGATGGCGCACAGTAATTATGGCGCTGCGCTGAAAACTAACGGCGTTGAGGTCACGCTGATTTACAGCGGCGATCATAAAGTCGACGGCAATCCCTACGAAAAACTACCAAAGGACGTTCGCGCTGATTTTCAGACGCGCATCGATGCCACTCGTCAGATGTTTGCCGAAAAGGTTTCCGCTTATAGCGGCATGTCAGTGCAGGCCGTACTGGACACCGAAGCGGCCGTCTTCTCCGGTCAGGAGTCCGTGGATAACGGTCTGGCGGATGAACTTGTTAACAATACCGACGCGCTCAGCGTGATGCGTGAAGCACTCGACAGACGCAAAAAAACAACCACTGGAGGAACTATGCCATCACCTTCTGCATCTGCAGCGACCAATCAGCCAGCTGACCAGGCAGCAACACAGACGACTGCACCGGCTGAGCAGGTCACCACCGTTGATACAACAACTGCTGCCTTAACGGCCCCGGCAGACCTCAGCGCTCAGGTATCGGCAGCCGTAGCCGCCGAGAATGGTCGCATCATGGGTATTCTGAACTGCGAAGAGGCAAAAGGTCGTGAATCACAGGCCCGTGCGCTGGCAGAAACGCCGGGCATGACGGTCGAGAGTGCACAGCGCATTCTGGCCGCGGCGCCGCAAAGCGCCCAGGCGCGTACCGATACGGCGCTGGATCGCCTGATGGAAACAGCACCAGGCGCTCTTTCAGCAGGGAATGCCTCTGCTGAAGCCGGCGACGATTTGTTAAACACCCCCGTTTAAGAGGCTAACATGGCAATCACCGAAGTATTTACTCATCACCAGCCGCTCGGTAACAGCGATCCGGCACACACCGCGTATGCACCGGGCGAACTGACAGCATCCACCCCGGCAATGACCCCGCTCATGCTCGATGCTACGTCCGGCAAGCTAACCGTCTGGGACGGCGAGCATGCAGGTGCAGCAACCGGCATTCTGGCGGTTACCGCTGATCAGAGCAGTGCTGAACTGGCATTTTATAAATCTGGTTCTTTCCGCATCGAAGATGTGCTCTGGCCATCTGCCGTTACCGACGAAAATATCAAGCGTAACGCGTTCGCCGGTACTGCGATCAGCATCGTTTAATCACCCTCAACTTTCATAAAAGCCGCTTATGCGGCTTTTTTTACGGGAAAAATCTATGTCAGTTTACACAACAGCCCAGCTTCTGGCGGTCAATGAGAAGAAATTCAAGTTCGATCCGCTCTTCCTGCGCATCTTCTTTCGCGAAACTTATCCCTTCAGTACAGAGAAAGTTTATCTGTCTCAAATTCCTGGCCTGGTCAACATGGCTCTTTATGTGTCGCCGATTGTCTCCGGCAAGGTGATCCGTTCCCGCGGCGGCAGCACGTCGGAATTTACGCCGGGGTATGTGAAGCCAAAACACGAAGTAAACCCGCAGATGACTCTTCGCCGCCTGCCTGATGAAGATCCACAGAATCTGGCAGACCCTGCCTATCGACGTCGACGCATCATCCTTCAGAACATGAAAGATGAAGAGCTGGCGATTGCCCAGGTGGAAGAGAAGCAAGCAATTGAAGCTGTGCTCTATGGGAAATACACCATGAGCGGAGAAGCATTTGAGCCAGTAGAAGTAGATATGGGCCGCAGTGCCGGTAACAACATCATCCAGGCGGGTGCAGCTGCCTGGTCTTCTCGCGACAAAAAAACGTACGACCCGACCGATGACATTGAAGCCTATGCGCTTAACGCCAGCGGCACAATTAACATTATCGTGTTCGATCCGAAGGGTTGGGCATTGTTCCGTTCTTTCGACGCTGTGAAGGAGAAGCTGGATACACGTCGCGGCTCTAACTCCCAGCTGGAAACCGCCCTGAAAGACCTGGGTGAAGCTGTTTCTTATAAGGGCATGTACGGCGATGTGGCCATTGTCGTTTACGCAGGCCAGCTTGTTGAAAATGACATCAAAAAGAATGCTCTGCCAGACCTGACTATGGTCTTGGGTAATACCCTGGCCCGTGGCCTGCGCACCTATGGCTGCATTCTTGATGCAGATGCCCAGCGCGAAGGTATCAACGCCTCAACGCGTTACCCGAAGAACTGGGTACAGACGGGTGACCCGGCGCGCGAGTTCACCATGATTCAGTCAGCTCCGCTGATGCTGCTGCCAGATCCGGACGCGTTCGTTTCAGTCAAGCTGGCATAACTTTCCACAGTGGCCCTGATGGGCCACATTTCTGGAGTATTTCCCATGACAGAAAAAGAAACCCTTATCGCCCGACTGAAAGAGCTGGGCGTAAAGCTTGATCGTGAGGTCAACGTCACAGGCACGATCCAGGAGCTTACGTTACGTATTTCTGAGCTCGAAGAGGAGCTCGACGAAGACGGACAAGAGGGCGATGAGGTGCCCGTGGCCAGTACTACTGCCAGCAGTACCTCGGGCGAGCCCTGCCCAGAGAACACCTCAGGCTCGATTAACGAAAATCCTGCATCAAAGGAGCCCGGCGAGCTGGTGGCGGTTGAGACACTGGTGACCTTGCACATTGATGCACTTCACGCCACACGCAACGAGTCCCTCTCTATTGTTGAGCCTGGTGTCGTTATTCGCGTGACCGACGCAGTGGCTGACGAACTGATTTCTCAGGGGCTGGCCCGGGAAGTCTGACAGGGGGCCTAATGGCTGATTTCGATAATCTTTTTGATGAAGCGATGGCGCGCGCGGATACCACTATACGTGGAGTGATGGGCGCAGAGGCAAGGATAACCTCTGGATCTTTATCCGGCGTCACGCTCCGCGGGGTCTTTGACGATCCAGAGAACATCGGTTTCGCAGAAGCGGGGATCAGAATTGACGGAACCAGGCCGACGTTTTTTGTGAACTCATCGGATGTAAGCGGGCTGGAACGTCTGGACACGCTGAAGGTAAACGGGCGTGAATTTTGGGTTGATCGCGTGGGCCCGGATGATTGCGGTTCCTGCCATGTATGGCTGGGTAGTGGATCACCTCCCGGCGGATCGCGGCGTCGTTAAGGAGCATTCATGTCGATAAAAGGTCTTGAGCAGGCGATTGCTAACCTGGATAGCCTGGACAGAAATATGGTTCCCAATGCCAGCGCATGGGCTGTGAACCGGGTTGCTGCTAATGGCGTCTCGGTTGCCGTCCGAAGGGTGGCGAAAGAAACGGTAGCCGGTGATAACCGCGTTTCGGGGATACCTGTAAAGCTGGTCAGACAAAGGGTGAGAATCAACAAAGCCTCGGCTTCAGGGCACTCAGCGGCCCGAATTAAGGTTAACCGGGGCAACCTTCCCGCCGTCAAACTCGGTGCCGCGCAGGTCAGGGCGACGAACCGAAAAGGCCCGCTGGTTCGAAAAAGTAGCGTGCTGAGAATTGGCCGTTATGTTTTTCGCGACGCCTTTATCCAGCGCCTGGCGAACGGCCGCTGGCACGTCATGAAGCGCATTGCAGGAAAAAGTCGTTATCCCATCGACGTGGTCAAAATCCCATTGTCCGCGCCCCTCACTACTGCTTTCGAAGCAGAGAAGAAACGCATGCTTGAAGAGGAAATGCCAAAACAACTTGGCTATGCCCTCAGGCAACAACTGAGGTTGCATCTGACACGATGAAACACACTCTCATTCGCCAGAAAATTATTGATGTGCTTGAAGCGGCCATCGGGATCGACGTCATGTTTTTTGACGGGCGCCCGGCTGTCATTGAAGAGGAGGATTTTCCTGCCGTCGCGGTCTATCTGACCGATGCGGAGTATACCGGCGAAGAACTTGATGCCGATATGTGGGCGGCAACGCTACATATCGAGGTCTTCCTGTCCTCGCAGGTACCAGATTCCCAACTGGATGAATGGATGGAAAGCCAAATCTATCCGGCCCTCGCTGATGTTCCCGGCCTCGATTCACTGTTAACGCTCATGGTTCCACAAGGCTTCGATTACCAGCGCGATGATGCGATGGGGCTGTGGACCTCCGCCGATATGAAATATTCAATCACTTACGAAATGTGAGGAAAAGATGCCAACACCAAATCCACTTGCTCCTGTAAAAGGCGCCGGTACGACGCTCTGGCTTTACACCGGAACGGGCAACGCTTTCGCTAACCCACTCTCGGATATCGACTGGAACCGCCTGGCGAAAATTAAAGAGCTGACGCCGGGCGAAATGACCGCCGAATCGTATGACGACACTTACCTCGACGACGAGGATGCCGACTGGAACGCGACGGCCCAGGGGGCAAAATCTGCTGGCGATACCTCGTTCACCCTCGCCTGGAAGCCGGGCGAAGAAGGGCAAAAAGACCTTGTCGCATGGTTTATTGATGGCTCAGTACGCTATTACAAAATCAAATACCCGAACGGTACCGTCGACGTTTTCCGCGGCTGGTGCAGCAGCCTGGGTAAAGCCATTCCGGCAAAAGAGGTCATTACCCGTACAGCGAAAATCACCAATACCGGCAAGCCGGAACTGGCAGAAGAAAGCGGGACCCCGAATATCCCCGTGACCGGCGTTACGCTCGATAAAGCCACGGCAAGCGTGGCCGTCGGCGCAACCACAACGCTCAATGTGACGGTTAACCCTGCCAGCGCCTCAGATACCTCGTTCCGCGTGGCAACCTCCGACGGGGCAAAAGCAACGGTCACCGTTAGCGGCAACGCGATCACCGTCACCGGCGTGGCGGCAGGCACCGCTGACGTTATTGTTATGACCAGCGACGGTAATTTCGTTGCGGTCTGCAAAGTCACCGTAACTGCAGCGTAAGGAAGGACGCATGTTTCTGAAAAAAGAGAAGTTCACCTGGCAAACAGAATCCCTGACCATCTTCGAGCTGTCGGCGCTGCAGCGTATTGAGTACATCACGTTTATGGCCGCAGAGGAAAAGGCCGTCAGCGCTGACAGCGACGGCATCAGCGATCAGGAAATGACGGCCAGGCTGATTGGCTCAAATATTCGCTGCGGTGCGCGTTTGATCGCGATGTCTTTGTGGCATAACGATCCGGCTGGCACGGATGTGGAAACGCTTTATCAGCAGGTGCTTAGCGGCTGGCCGCCGGAGGCGATCGGTAAAGCCGAAATGGAAATAAAGCTGCTCTCCGGCATGCTCGTTCCGGTTGATGATGACAACGTTGCCGATCCGGATGCCTCAGCGGAGGCCGAAAGCGCTGAACCCGTTACTGCGGAAAAGCCCTTGCCAGCGAGCTGAAGTTTGTCCTGAATCTGGCGCGCGAGTTCGGACGACCCGACTGGCGCGCCATGCTGGCTGGAATGACTTCCAGTGAGCTGGGCGACTGGCACCAGTTCTACCGGGAGCATTATTTTCAGGACGCGCAGCTCGATGCGCATTTCTCAGAGCTGCTTTATTCCATCTCCACTCTTTTCTTCCGCGACCCGGAACTTACCCCCGCACATTTCAGCCTGCTTTCTCCTTCGGATGTCGTCATCAGCGATGACGAGCCGGATGATGACACGCTGATGACCGCCGCTGAGGGGATAACAGGAGGTATCCGATATGGCCCAGCAGATTAGCGATCTGGTCATCAACCTTGATGTCGACAGCGCCACGTTTAGCGAGCAGGTCGCCCGAATCAAAGGGCAACTGACAGGAATGGCGGATGAGTCTGATAAAGTTCAGGCGCGAATGCAGCGTGCTGCGGACCGTCAGAGCGCTGCACTAAAGAGTGTGGGCGACGCTGGCGCGGCGGCGGCCGCAGACATGAAAGCCCGTCAGTCAGCCGCAACGGAAGGGCTGACCAAAGACTGGCAGAACGTTTCAAAGTCCGTTGATGAAACTCATCGCCGCGTGACCGAACTTAACCAACGCATGCGTGAGAATGACGGGCAGGCTGCAGCGCTTGCCCGCCGACAGGATGAACTGGCGGCATCATTTTTCCGCCAGATTGACGGAGTTCGCCAGCTCAATGGTGAAACACAATCGCTTACGAACGTGCAGGCGCGCTTTCGCGCAGCCAGGGCACAGGGCAACATCACCCAGCAGGATTATCTCGCCCTTATTTCCCGCACCACGGCCCGGCAAAAAGAACTGCAGATCGTGGAGGAAAAATCGGCCGCAGCGCGCACGCGATTCCTCAGCCAACTGAAGCAAAAGGTTGCAGAGCAAAAGCTCTCCGGTACCGAGCTGCTGCGCATGAAGGCGGCGCAGGTCGGTGCCAGCGATGCGGCTGAGGTCTATATCCGCAAACTTGAAGCTGCCAAAGTGGCCACGCACGGTCTGGGGCTGCAAAGTGCTGCTGCCCGGCAGGAGCTGGGGGTACTTATCGGCGAGGTCATGCGCGGTAACTTCGGTGCACTGCGCGGCTCCGGGATCACGCTGGCTAACCGGGCAGGGTGGATTGACCAGCTACTGTCGCTGCGCGGGCTTGGGATCGCCGGCCTGGTTGGTGGGATTGCCGCGGCGGTATTCGGGCTGGGTAAGGCCTGGTATGACGGCAGCAAAGAGTCTGAGGAATTTAACAGGCAGCTGATCCTGACCGGGAACTACGCGGGGAAAACGTCAGGGCAGCTTCAGGCGCTGGCGCGCTCGCTGGCCGGTAATGGCATCACGCAGCATGCCGCTGCAGGCGTGCTGGCGCAGGTCGTTGGAAGCGGCGCGTTCAGCGGGAATGACGTCAGCATGGTCAGCAACGTTGCCGCCAAGCTGCAGCAGGCTACCGGGCAGGCCGTTGACGAAACCATAAATCAGTTTAAACGCCTGAGGGATGATCCGGTTAACGCGGTCGCGACGCTCAACGATTCCCTTCATTTCCTGACAGCCACCCAGTATGAGCAGATAGCATCTGCTCAGGCGCTGGGTGATTCGCAGAAAGCTGCCGAGCTGGCCATGCGGGCATATTCCGACGCGGTCATTCAGCGCGCCGGGGCGGTCGAGGATAATCTTGGCTCCCTCGAAAAAGCCTGGAACTGGGTGAAGAATGCCGCATCCGGCGCATGGGATGCGATGCTTGGCATAGGGCGTAATCCTGACACCGCGATGAAGCGCCAGGACTCTTTTGCTGAATGGCAGGCAGCAGAGAAAGAGTACCGCGCGCTGTCCAGCAATCTTAAGGTCGACCCGGATTATGCCGGTAACAACGTTCTGCAGAAAGCTGATGCGGAAAGGTTGAGAAACGCGCGCCAGCAGGTGGAGCTGAAAAAGCAGGCTTACGATCTTGCCGATCAGCAATACGCTCAGGAAGGGCTGGCAGCCGCGCGGGAAAAAATGCGGACGGACCAGCAGGCTCAGGCAATCCGTAGCCAGCAGCAGTTTAACCAGCTGGTGGAGTCCGGCGCGACGGCGGCAGAAAAGCGGGCTTCAGCAGAGAAAAAGCTCAGTCAGCTTATTGAGAAAAACCGCCAGGATGCGAAAGACGGTGTCGCCACGCTGTGGACTGAAAAGGACATTGCCGCGGCCCGCGCCGGGATTGAAAAGCAGTGGAAAGATCCAAAAACGCCGAAAGGCAAAAGCTACTCAACGCCCGCCGGCGACAAGGCCGAGGAAAAGGCCCAGGCCGAACTCCGCACCCTTCAGGCCCAGCTTAAAACGCTTGAGCAGCACACCAGCGTGAACGACGTCATAAGTAAACAGCGTCAGGATCTCTGGCAGACTGAAAATCAGTTCACCGTTCTGCAGGAGGCCGCGGGGCGTCGTCAGCTTACGGCGCAGGAAAAATCCCTGCTGGCGCACAAGGAAGAAACGCTCGAGTACAAGCGGCAGCTGGCCGACCTGGGCGATAAGGTTGCCAGCCAGCAAAAGCTCAACCAGCTGGCCGATCAGGCCGTGAAGTTTGAGCAGCAGCAAAAAGCCGCCAGGGCGGGCCTGCAGGCTCAGTCTGAGGGGGTATCCACTCGCGAGGCCGGACGACAATCCACCCTGCAGCGTCTCAGTGAGAGCTATTCCTACAATCCTCAGGCACAGCAAAAGGTTCTCGAAGAGCAAAGGGCAACGTTTGAGGCAGAAGATGCCCTGCGCGCAAACTGGCTGGCCGGTGCTAAGCAGGGCTGGGCTGAATATCAGGATTCAGCGACAAACGTATTCAGCTCCGTTCAGCAGATTTCACAGGCCACATTCACCGGGCTGGCGGGCCAGCTCACCAGCCTTGTGACAACCGGCAAAGCCAGCTTCAGGGACTTCACCACCTCGATCCTCAAAATGATAGTAAACGTTATTAACCAGCTTCTGGTGGCTTACGCAATCCAGAGTGCAATGGGCTGGATAAGTAGCGGAACTAATACGGCCTCTGCAGGCCAGTCATTCGCGGTACCGTCTTTCCGGCCCACGGGCTACGACGTGGGTGGTTACACAGGGCACGGCGGTAAGTATGAGCCTGCAGGTGTTGTCCACCGGGGAGAGTTCGTCTTCACCAAAGAGTCGACCAGCCGTATTGGTGTGGCAAACCTTTATCGCCTGATGCGCGGTTATGCAACGGGCGGACTGGTTGGTGGTGGTAATGCCGCTGCTGCTGGTATGGGTGGCGTTAGTGTTTATGCCCCTGTTTCAGTTACAACCGGGCAAGCCGGCGATCAGACGCAGCAACAAAATAGTGGTGCACTCGCTCAGGCCTACCAGAAAGTGGTCGATCGCTCTGTGCGGGAGGGGATAGCCCGTGAAATACGGCCTGGTGGGATTATCTGGAATGCTAATAAACAGAGGTGACTGATGGCCATAGAGCATTTTGCATGGAAGATTCAGGCAGCAAGCCAGCCCACTCTGAGCAGCAAAGATACAGTCAGAACGGCGCAGTTCGGTGATGGGTACAAGCAGGTAAGTGGTTCTGGCCTGAACGATGAGGTTCTAAATTATGCCTTTTCTTTTACTGGCGATCCGGTAATAGCCAGAGAGATTCATTCATTTCTGCGGAGGCATAAAACCAAGTCTTTCACATTCACTCCACCTGGTGGTGATTTAGCCCTCTGGCGTGTTGAGGCTGACAGCCTTCAGCGAGTCACCCTGAATAAAAAAGTGGAAACCGTAACCGCAACGTTTGAACAGGCATTTACACCATGAGCCTTAATGCTGATTATCAAAAACTCGAGCCGGGCAATGAAGTCCGGCTTTTTTCTGTCGATGGTACGGCCTTCGGCATGTCAGATGTGCTTTTCTTCCATGCGCATAATATCGCGCATACACCAGAAGAGATTGATGCTGCTGGTGGGGATGAAAGTAAACTGCCTGCGAAATCCATCTGGTGGCAGGGGCAGGAATATAAAGCGTGGCCCTGCCAGATTGAGGGGATTGAGGTTTCCACCAGTGGGAGCAGCGCGCAGCCTAAATTATCGGTTGCTAACCTCGACAGCTCTATAACTGCGCTCTGTCTTGCCTATGATGATCTGCTGCAGGCGAAGGTCACGATCCATGATACGTTGGCCAGCTACCTTGATGCCCGAAATTTTCCAGGCGGGAACCCCACGGCAGACCCTACGCAGGAAAAGGTGAAAGTATTTTACATCGATGCCAAAAGCGCAGAGACAAACGAGGCCGTGGAGTTCACACTTTCAAGTCCGATGGACCTGCAGGGACTGATGATTCCGACGCGTCAGCTGCATTCGCTCTGTACCTGGTGCATCCGGAACAAGTATCGCACCGGCGACGGCTGCGACTATGCCGGGACCAACTATTTCGACAAAAACAATAACCCGGTCAGCGATCCGTCCCAGGATGAATGCAGCGGCACTCTGACGGCCTGCAAACTTCGGTTCGGCGAAAATAACGAACTCTCGTTTGGTGGCTTCCCGGGGACGTCTTTGATCAGGAGCTGATATGCGTCAGAAAACCATTGATGCCATTATGGCGCATGCTGAAGCTGAATATCCTCGTGAGTGCTGTGGCGTCGTGGCGCAGAAAAGCCGCGTTGAACGTTATTTTCCGTGCCGTAATCTTGCCGCGGCGCCAGAGGACAATTTTGTCCTTTGTCCGGAAGATTACGCAGCAGCTGAAGACTGGGGAACTGTGATCGCCATCGCTCACAGTCACCCTGATGCCACGACGCAACCAAGCGAACTGGATAAAGCGCAATGCGATGCAACGCTTTTACCCTGGCACATCGTGAGCTGGCCGGAGGGGGATTTACGTACCATCCAGCCGCGCGGAGAACTGCCGCTGCTGGAGCGTCCCTTTGTGCTTGGTCACTTTGACTGCTGGGGTCTGGTCATGAGCTATTTCCGGCAAACCCACGGTATCGAACTACACGACTATCGGGTTGACTATCCCTGGTGGGAAAACAATTATCCGGACAACTTCTATCAGGATTGCTGGTACGAGTGCGGTTTCAGAGAGTTCGACGGACCACCGAGGCCAGGCGATATGGTGATCATGCAGGTCCAGGCCGATAAGTGGAATCACGCGGGAATTTTGCTGGAGGGCAATATGCTGCTGCATCACCTGTACGGACACATAAGCCAGCGTGTGCCGTACGGCGGCTACTGGCAGGAACGAACAGTTAAGTTATTGCGCTATAAAGATTTATTTGTTTATTAAATTATGTCATCAAAAATAATTCTTATATTGCAGCCAGATTGAATGGTGTTAAGATATTTCCGATTGTAATTAAGGGAAATAAATGATGAAGAAAATAGTCCTGATAGTTTTAACTACCATGATTTTATCTGGTTGCGCGGTTCGAAAGGAAATGGTCCCTATGGGGGGAAGTAAGGCCGATGGTACTGTGAGAATGGGGTATACAGTCGGTCAATTTGAAAAGCCTGTTGTTGACCTTAATCAAGCCGCATCTTTAGCCGCCCAAAAATGTAAAACCTGGGGATATGAAGGTGCAGAACCTTTTGGCGGACAAACTAGCCAGTGTGGACAGATGGATGGTTTTGGGAGTTGTATTATGTCCAACGTATCTGTCGAATATCAGTGTACCGGCGGTAAAGCTGCACAAAATTGATATTTAAACCGCTTCGGCGGTTTTTTTTATGTGTGGAAATTGTATGAAAGAGGTTATGAGTCGAATTGAACTTGGCGGAGTTCTTGGTAAAACGTTTGGAAAAGTTCACCATCGCCTGATTTCCCGTGTGAGCGAGGCCGGTGTCGCACTCGCGAAGACCATTCCTGGATTTGAGAAGTTTATGATTTCCAGCCAGCGTCGCGGGCTCACATACTCTGTGTTTAAGGGTAAAAGAAACATTGGTGAGGATGATCTTGGCTTTCCGGTTACCGGTGACGTTATCCGTATTGTTCCAGTTATTATAGGCAGTAAAAAAGCAGGGATATTACAAACAATCCTTGGTGCAGTGCTGGTTGTTGTCGGGGTGGCTGTTGGCTATTTTTCAGCAGGTACGTTATCTGCAGCCGGGTATGGTGTCGCACAAATTGGTGCGGCGATGATGGTCGGCGGGGTTGTGCAAATGCTTTCTCCTCAGCCAACGGGATTGGCCAGCAAACAAAGCTCGGATAATCGCGCCTCATACGCATTCGGTGGAGTGACAAACACTGCAGCTCAGGGCTACCCGGTACCGCTACTTTATGGTCGCCGGCGAATCGGCGGAGCGATTATTTCAGCCGGAATTTATGTCGAAGATCAGCAGTAGATAACAAACCTTCTTTCAGGCCACCTTCGGGTGGCTTTTTTATGGGCGCAATATGGCTACAGAAAAAGTGTTAAAGGGCCGCAAGGGCGGCAGCTCCAGTTCCCGAACCCCTACTGAACAGCCAGATGATCTTCAATCTGTAGCGAAGGCTAAAATCCTCGTTGCGCTTGGGGAAGGGGAGTTTGCAGGGCAGCTAACCGGCAAAGATATTTACCTGGACGGAACGGCGCTGGAGAACTCCGACGGCTCACAAAACTTCAGCGGCGTGACGTGGGAGTTTCGCGCGGGAACGCAGGCACAAAATTACATCCAGGGCATTCCCGGTACTGAAAACGAAATCAGCGTGGGTACTGAAGTTTCCAGTGTTACAGCCTGGACACGAACTTTCACTAACACCCAGCTATCGGCAGTACGCCTGCGTCTGAAATGGCCGTCTCTGTTTAAACAGGAAGATGACGGGGATTTGGTCGGCTATTCGATCAACTATGCTATCGACCTGCAGACGGACGGTGGAACATGGCAGACGGTACTCAATACCAGCGTGACCGGGAAAACAACCTCTGGTTACGAGCGTAGCCACCGAATTGATTTACCTCAGGCTGGCAGTACCTGGACTATCAGACTGCGTAAGGTTACAGCCGATGCTAACAGCGCGAAGATTGGCGACACGATGACACTGCAGAGCTTCACTGAGGTGATCGACGCCAAGTTGCGCTATCCGAACACCGCGCTGCTGTACATTGAATTCGACTCCAGCCAGTTTAACGGCTCAATCCCGCAGATCTCCTGTGAGCCTCGCGGTCGTGTTATCCGCGTTCCTGATAATTATGACGCTGAAACCCGAACCTACAGCGGTACTTGGACCGGGGCGTTTAAATGGGCATGGACGGATAACCCGGCGTGGATTTTTTACGATCTGGTGGTTACCGACCGTTTCGGCCTTGGTAACCGACTTACTGCGGCTAACATCGATAAATGGACATTGTATCAGGTGGCTCAGTATTGCGATCAGCAGGTACCGGACGGGAAAGGCGGAAGCGGTACCGAACCACGGTATACCTGCAACGTCTATATCCAGGACCGTAACGACGCTTACACTGTGTTGCGTGATTTTGCCGCTATCTTCCGCGGCATGACTTACTGGGGCGGGGATCAGATCGTTGCCCTGGCTGACATGCCACGTGATGTTGATTACAGCTATACGCGCGCGAACGTTATTGACGGTCGCTTCACCTATTCTAGCAGCACCACGAAAACCCGATACACCACAGCGCTGGTATCCTGGTCCGATCCGGATAACGCCTACGCTGACGCGATGGAGCCCGTATTTGAGCAGGTGCTGGTGGCACGTTACGGCTTTAATCAACTGGAGATGACGGCTATCGGATGCACCCGGCAATCAGAAGCAAACCGAAAAGGCCGCTGGGGCATCCTCACCAACAATAAAGACCGTGTTGTTTCGTTCGATGTCGGCCTGGATGGAAACATACCACAGCCGGGCTACATCATCGCCGTGGCAGACGAACTGCTTTCCGGAAAGGTTATGGGCGGCCGCATCAGCGCCGTTAACGGTCGCGTTATCAAACTTGACCGTGTGACAGATGCGGCAGCAGGTGATCGCCTGATTCTCAACCTACCTTCCGGAGCGTCGCAGAGCAGGACCATTCAGGCCGTGAACGGTGAATCAGTCACAGTCACCACGGCATACAGTGAGACGCCACAGGCCGAAGCTGTTTGGGTGGTGGAATCTGACGAGCTTTACGCTCAGCAGTACCGCGTTGTCAGCGTAAGCGATAACGATAATGGCACCTTCTCGATCACCGCTGCATGGCACGATCCGGATAAATATGCCCGTATCGATACTGGCGCAATTATAGACCAGCGGCCAATAAGTGTAATACCGCCTGGTAATCAGTCACCGCCAGCTAACATCGTGATCAGCTCGTTTTCTGTGGTTCAGCAGAATATCAGCGTCGAAACGATGCGCGTCAGCTGGGACCAGGCGCAGAACGCTATCGCCTATGAGGGGCAGTGGCGCCGCAATGACGGAAACTGGGTGAACATGCCGCGCAGCTCCACCACGTCATTTGACGTCCCGGGGATTTATTCCGGTCGCTACCTGGTGCGCGTGCGCGCAATTAATGCCGCTGAAATTTCCTCAGGATGGGGATATTCAGAAGAGAAGATCCTGACCGGCAAAGTAGGTAATCCGCCTAAGCCATTAGGATTCACGGCCACGGGCATTAACTGGGGGATCCGTCTGAACTGGGGTTTTCCGGCAAACACCGGCGATACGCTAAAAACGGAAATTCAGTACACAGCCAACAGTGACTTTTCAGATCCACTCTTGCTCTCAGATGTGCCTTATCCATCTGCGGAATACACCCAGCTCGGCCTTAAAGCAGGGCAGGAATTCTGGTACCGCGCGCAGCTGGTTGACAGAACGGGTAACGAGTCCGGTTATACCGACTGGATCAGGGGGATGTCTAACGATAACGCCGATGATTATCTGGGTGATATTGCAGACGATTTCCTTACCTCTGCCGACGGCGACCGTCTGACCAGCGATATTGATACCAATCTTGAAGCCGCAATGCAGAACGCGCTGGCCAACCACGGAACAGCTGAGCATCAGTGGGCACAATACGGGGAAGTGCGTGCCGATATCCTTGTTGTTAAAACGACGATTGCTGAGGTGGATAAGGCAATGGCCGAACTATCAACGCAGGTACAGGCGCAGATAGAGGACGTAACTGCAGCGCTGGAGGATAAGCTTACCGCCGTCGTCGATGCCTCCGGCGCTTCGGCGATCTATACCCTCAAAGCAGGCGTCAGGATAAACGGCATCATGTATAACGCCGGGATGTCGATTGCCGTTCTGGCGCAGGCAGGGCAGCCGATCGTTACCCGCGTTGGTTTCAACGCTAACCAGTTCGTGCTGATGAGTGGCAGTGGTGATACCCAGTATTCACCGTTCGCTGTGGTTAATGGCCAGGTCTTTATCAGCTCAGCGTTTATTCAGGATGGTACGATCACCAATGCCAAAATCGGTAACTTTATCCAGTCCAACAATTACGTTGCCGGGCAATCTGGATGGAAACTGGATAAAGGTGGCACCTGGGAAAACTATGGCAGTGACGGGCAGGGTGCAAGAAAGACTACCAATGTTACTGACAGCATCAGGGATGCTAACGGCGTCCTGCGCGTACAGATTGGAAAACTGACAGGAGTATTCTGATGTCATGGGGAATACAAACATGGGATGCCAGTGGAAGGCCTAATAACTATGGCATTAAACCAGTATCGGTAGTAGGCCGCATTCCACTTGCAGCAGGTCAGAACTCAGGTTCCTGGAGTTTCACTGTGCCCACAGGTTTTAAGGTTGGTTTTGTTGTTTCTCTTGATGAAGGAGGTAACAGCGTAGGGCGAAGAATAGTTGCATCAGGTAACTCAATAACTGTGACGTCCGCATCTGACACTGGGCTTGGTAATTATCCGGACTCGAAATGTGAGCTGATCGTTTTTATGGAGAAGGCATAGTGTCTGACTTTGGCGCAATGATTTTAATGGATAATGGGAATCCCTTCGTCACTCCGCAATCAACGCCTTTCTGCCTCTACGGGAAATACTCATTTAATTCCTCAGCTAATGGCAGCTCCCAACAGGTGGCACAATATCTTTCGGTACCTGCCGATTATCCGGTAATGGTTTTTATCAAAACTACTGATACGGCGCAGCCGACACCCGTCATGTCATATCGCATCGGAGGGAATGTCTATATTAGTGGCGTAAATCCCTATAACCAGAGCTTTACGCTTACAGCATATGTATTTGCAATTTTTCCACAAACACTTCCTGCATGGGGATTTGCTATCTGGGATGCCACCGGTAAGCTTGTTCTGACAAACGAATCAAGGGTTCTTTCTGATCTGCAAACAGTGGGCACTGCGGGTGCAAACGGAGGCATAAACATAGACCAGACATTGTCTGGATCTTGGGCTGTAGCTCCTGCACAGCTTGGTCAGACAATTATCACAAATAACGCGACCAAGCCTCCGACCATTTATACAATCAACGCGTATTCATCGTGCAGATTTAACGGAGGCAGTACAAGAATAAACGCAGGAGGGACATCTACCGGGACAGGCTCACCAGGCGGTGGTACCAATACGGGGATGTCTTTAACCGCCATCAATACAGCCGCTTACGATTAAACGATCGTTTAAAACGATCAATCTAAAGATATTGATCTATAAAATCTATTTTCTTTGTTTTTTCCTCTAAGTTAACGTTTTAGAGCGTTTATTTTTCTCAGGGATGAATTATGAAACCTTTAATTGGTTGTGCACTTATATGCTGTCTCCTTTCCGCTTGCTCGTCACCCCTTATCGAGAAACAAACTCCCGTTTGCGAAGCCACCGCATTAATCGGGGGAAATGAAGAGTCGGTGCAGATTTACGGCGTGCGTAAAGTAGCTAATCAGACAGAATATAGGGCAGGCTACCCCTTCAACTGGCGATGGGTGAGCAAAAGCAACTTCACCAGGTCGACCTGTTCAAAATGAACAACACGAAAACCCGCTCCGGCGGGTTTTTTATTATCTGAATTCAGGAGTCCTTTATGTCGGCAGGTACCATCACCCTGACAAACGGGTCCGCAATTGTTGGCGGTTCCGGAACCTCATTCGCAACAGAACTCACCGCAGGTGACTTCATTGTCTCTACTGTGGGCGGCTTTCCGTATACGCTGCCGGTCAAATCAGTCGAGAGTAATGCGCAACTTACTTTGGTCAGCAACTTTACCGGGCCAACGCAATCCGGCGCGGCCTGGTCAGCAGTTCCCCGCGTGGCGCTGAATATGGTAACGGCCGCGCTGGTAGCGCAAAGTGCTGAAGCACTGCGTGGTCTGAATTACGACAAACAGAACTGGCAGCAGGTTTACAGCGCCGCGGGAAACATCACTGTGAAGTTGCCAGACGGCACTACCTTCACCGGCCCTTCATGGAAATATCTGTCTGACAACATGGCAACGAAGAGCGGCGGAGCCGTACCTGTTAATCAGGGCGGTACCGGATCGACAACCGCATCAGGCGCTCGTACAAACCTCGGTTTAGGCACATTCATTACCCAGGAAGATCAGAGCATCGTCTATGGCCCGTCGCAGGATCATGCGCTTGTCGTACGAAAAGACGAATGGGGCGTCGTTGTTTCGGATAATGGTAATCCGGTACCACTCGGAACCCGTTATGGTGGAACGGGTGCAACCACCGGAGATTACTGGGGGGCCTGTACTAACATTGGAGCCATAAGACAAAAGACAGCACGGTTTGCGCCCGGTGATACACCGACGAACATTTACTGGAAAAACAGCACCGGCTTCATTACTGGCCAGGTTGAAGGTGGGGCCGTAGGGGCATGGATTGATATTACCTCTGCCGATGAAGCCGCCCGAATGCAGCTTATAGGTTTTTATGGTGACAATAATGGCAAACGTGGGTTCGGTTACAAGGTCTATAACCCCAACTCTCAGTCCTGGTACAATCTCGCCGTAGTGCGTGATACAAGCAACACAACCGTAGACAGCAACGGGTTTATCAAAATCGCGTCACCAATCGTGAAGATTTACGGTGACGGGCGATATGAAACTAGCGATGAATCAGAAGGCGTTAAGGTTACTCGTCTGGATGTAGGCCAATACCTCATTGAGGGGTGTGAAGCACTCAATTCAGACGCTGCCTGGGGCGGTATAGACGGAGGTTTTGAGATTCCCACAGACAGGAATAAGCAACCGTTGATATGGCTGGACTTCGAGATTAACGCCGACGGCTCTGTGCTGGTAAAAACCTATCACCGCGCCCATCCTTCAGCGCCAGCCTTTGCCAGGAATGAGCGTGCTGGATTGGCAGATGGAGATCCGGTTGACATCCCAGCTGATCAGTTTGTCTGCGTTCGGGTAGAAATGCCTGCTGATTGTTTATTCAACCGAAGAAAGAAAGTTGCTGAGACAGCTCCCGACTTAAGTTGAGAAATTTACAAACGCCATAATTCGAAACGAGAGAAACTTAGAAACGAAACGGCGAAGCTTTAAGCAGTGACGAAAGGGCCTGTATCTTGCAGACACTTACAAATAAAACTACTGTATATAAAAACAGTATTTGAGGTGTGTGCAATGGAATTCATCAGGCCAACAGAACTGCGAGAAATTATCGATCTTCCGCTTTTCAGTGACTTAGTACAGTGTGGCTTCCCAAGCCCTGCGGCTGATTACGTTGAACAACGAATCGATCTCAATGAGTTACTTGTTGCTCACCCGAGTTCGACATATTTCGTCAAAGCCGCGGGTGATTCAATGATCGAAGCCGGGATAAGCGACGGTGATCTGCTGGTGGTGGACAGTTCGCGCACGGCTGAGCACGGTGACATTGTCATCGCCGCGGTTGAGGGGGAATTTACTGTTAAACGCCTGCAGCTACGCCCGACCGTACAACTCATTCCTATGAACAGCGCCTATAGTCCGATTGTTGTTGGTAGCGAAGACACGCTGGACGTTTTCGGCGTCGTGACTTTCATCGTTAAAGCGGCGAGCTGAATATGTTTGCTCCCTGTGATGTTAATTCGTTCTACGCATCATGCGAGACGGTGTTTCGGCCCGATTTGAAAGGGCGGCCAGTGGTTGTTCTCTCGAATAATGACGGCTGCGTAATCGCGCGCAGCGCCGAGGCCAAGGCGGCTGGAATTAGCATGGGAGAGCCGCTCTTTAAGCAAAAGGATCTATTCCGGCGCGCTGGTGTTGTTTGCTTCAGCAGTAACTACGAGCTGTACGCAGACATGTCGAACCGGGTAATGACGACGCTTGAGGAAATGAGCCCTCGCGTAGAAATTTACAGTATCGATGAAGCTTTTTGTGACCTGACTGGGGTTCGCAACTGCCGGGACCTGACGGAGTTCGGCAAAGAGATCCGCGCTACGGTTCTGAAGCGTACGCACCTGACTGTCGGGGTTGGCATCGCGCAGACGAAAACCCTCGCTAAGCTGGCAAATCACGCAGCCAAGAAATGGCAGCAGCAGACAGGGGGAGTGGTTGATTTGTCCAATATCGACCGGCAGCGTCGGCTATTGGCTATCGTGCCTGTAGAGAATGTTTGGGGCGTTGGTCGCAGAATCAGTAAGAAGCTTAATGCCATGGGCATCAAAACAGCTCTGGACCTCTCAGAACAAAGCACATGGATTATTCGTAAACATTTTAACGTGGTACTCGAGCGAACGGTCCGGGAGTTGCGCGGCGAGCCTTGTCTTGATCTGGAAGAGTTCGCTCCGACAAAGCAGGAAATCGTCTGTAGTCGGTCTTTTGGCGAACGCGTTACAGAATACGAGCAGATGCGTCAGGCTATCTGCAGTTATGCTGCCCGTGGTGCTGAAAAACTGCGTGGTGAGCACCAGTATTGTCGTTTTATCTCTGCGTTTGTGAAAACCTCTCCCTTTACACTTAACGAGCCATATTACGGTAACAGTGCGTCCATGAAGCTTCTTACCCATACACAGGACTCCCGAGACATCATCAACGCCGCGGTAAAGTGCCTGGACAAAATCTGGAAGGATGGTCACCGGTACCAGAAGGCGGGAATTATGCTTGGGGATTTTTTCAGCCAGGGTGTGGCTCAACTCAACTTGTTCGACGAGAACGCCCCAAGGGCAGGTAGCGCAAGGTTGATGGAGGTGCTCGATCATCTAAACGCGAAAGACGGTAAAGGAACGCTGTACTTTGCCGGGCAGGGCATACAACAGCAGTGCCAGATGAAGCGTGAAATGCTTTCGCCGCGATATACTACAAGGTATACCGATCTTCTCAGGGTCAAATAAGATTTATTGAAGGTTTTACTCCACTATGCGTGAGAAGCGGGTAGTAGTGGGGGATTGGAAATACCTTAAAGATACCTACATTATATTAACTTTAAAAGATGAATTAATTTAAGTTGTTGCTTTTTTAATTGCATCATTTTAGTATGAAAGGCATTGGGATCAACAAAATATCTCCGATCAAAAAACTAATCCTCCAAACAATGGAGTTCAAGGTTATATAATGAAAACATCTGAAGTAGACCATATTTTGCGATTTTTTATTAGGAATTTCTCTGTGAATTGCGAGTCTTCATTTGAAGACTTATTCGAAAGTATTGAGTCAAAACCTAAGGTGTTTAAGCAGGCGTATAGAAAATTTCAGTGTGAATATCAATTTTACGTCAATAGATATATGGCTTTAAGCTATATATATAACTCTCTCGTTAACATTGGTTCATTATATACCTCAATGGTTTTTTTACATCAAAATAAATTATTTAATATTGATGGAGGGGCGAATGAATTAAAGTTCTTCATGTCCGTAAACGAACCCTTCGGGCACCAAGTGATTATGCAGTATGCTAAACTATATGAGGCGTTAGTAGATATTGATGCCTTAAATATTGAAAGTGAATTCTTTAATGAAAGAGATAAAAAGCATGCTCGAAAAATGTTAGATAACAAGGTGTTAAAAGATAAATATGATTATTTGGGCAGGTTGCGGAAAAGAATCGAATCATCGGGAGTCTTATATCTAAGAAATAGCATTTTCGCACACCCTTTTAAAGATGGAGGAAGTGGGAGCGTGGTTTTTCTAAAGGATGTAAATGATTTAATGTTTACTATCTTTAGAGAGTTGTGTGATTCTAAAGATAGGGCTAATTATGACTCAGCTCAAAATAGAATAAAGTTTTTTTGTGATAACTATTTAATGAAGGCAACCTATGATGTTAAAAGTGTTTTTAAAAGAGAACTTAATATGAGAACTCAAGCCCAAAAGCATATTAAAGAGTTATACGAATTTATGTCAGTTCTTCGCAAAGAAAAGCTTTTGGATGAAGAACCGCTATTGATGGTAGCCCCTTCTGAAGCAAAGGATGAGTTAGGTAAGTTGCTTAAGGAATTAAAGCTCCCACCACATAGCTTACTTTAAAAGATGTTTTGAAGAAGATTTGTTTTGATATTGTAAAATGATATAAAGTGATTGTGAGTCGAATAATATCTATTATAAGGTATTGCCAATATAAACGTAGGTTCGTGAGTTATTTTAAATTACGTAATTAGTTCGAAACAGCGATAGCGTCAGTCCCTGTTCATAGCAGACATGTTTTTATTTGAAAATATAGTGAACTGCTTAGATTAAAAGCGGGGCAAGATTTTTAAGATTTCCATCAGCACGCGATACAGCGTGCCAAATAAATATGTCTGCCGACTTAGCACCGTCGGCAGCAATCTCTTATGCTCCGTTCCCGCCAGGATTCTAATGCATCCACTTCCATGCAACTTCCGCCGACAGAACCAGTGACTACCTGTAATAAATATCTTCTAGCCCCTTATCGCCAGCGGAGGTAATTAAGAGAAAACCCTCCGCTTCGTTTCCACCATTAAATGGTCTATTGGAGGCCGCCGTTTAGAAGCGCGCTTTAATCAATGGCGGTTTACCCCAACCTGGCGCGTAATACCACAACGCTGGATCGAGGTGCAGTTGCCCGTCACGTTCAATAAGCATCAGGACTTTTGTAGCGGGAGCGACGTTTTAACGTCCAATTGGTTCCGGGTCGTATGCGATGTCTCGGTCGGTTACACCGGCGAGGTAAGTCAGGTATTCTTCACGTGTTTGGGCTTGTGCAAAACGTACATATAGAAACCTTAAGCCAAGTGTCAAACTCAAAATATAGGGCAGGGAGAGAAGGAGGAGCGTAGCGAACCCATTAAGAGATTAATTAATAAAACCAAAAAGTGGTTATCAAAACCCAAAAATCATTGTAATTAATCAATAGGTTAGCTTGTGGTCAAAAAAGTGTGATGAACGCACCAATTATGAGTTTTTCATTGAAAAATCAATGCATCATGATTGATTTGATGAAATACTGCTGCGTCATATGGAATGGTTCGAAGCCGCAGACCTGATTGTTAAAGGTATGGAAGGCGCGATCAACGCGAAAACCGTAACCTATGACTTCGAACGTCTGATGGAAGGCGCTAAGCTGCTGAAATGCTCAGAGTTTGGCGACGCGATTATCGCGAACATGTAATCCAGATTCTGGGTTAAACAAGAGCGGGGGCCTGAGGGTTCCCGTTTTTTTTGCCTCTGCCTGCGGGAGACAACACGATGTTAGCCACCGTCCTTATCGCTGTCGTTGCATTCATCCATCTTTACATTCTTGTGCTGGAAATGTTCCTGTGGAATACCAAAACAGGGCATAAGGCCTTTAATCTGCGTCCTGATTTTGCGCGCGAGACCCGCGTGCTGGCCGCGAATCAGGGGCTGTATAACGGTTTTCTGGCGGCCGGTCTGCTCTGGAGCCTCTGGCTCGGGGAAAAGGGGATTCAGGTGGCCATCTTCTTCCTGGCCTGCGTGCTGATCGCCGGCCTCTTTGGCGCAGCCACCGCCAGCCGAAAAATTTTGTATGTACAGGCCGCGCCCGCTCTCGCAGCGCTGCTTGCGTTACTCATCTGAAGCAATGCTTTGGTTGAGATTAGGCGTCCGATATACTGATGGCTTTACCCGTAAAAATTAGCGACGAGACAGTTATGAACAACGATATCCCACTGAAATATTATGACATTGCCGATGAGTACGCGACGGAAGCCGCTGAACAGGTCGCTGAGTCAGAGCGTGACGCGCTGGCACATTATTTCCAGCTGCTGCTCACCCGTTTATCGAATAATGAGGAGATTAGTGAGGAAGCCCAGCAGGAGATGGCCACTGAGGCCGGGATCCGTGCGGGTCGCGTTGATGATATTGCGAACTTCCTCAATCAGTGGGGAAATGAATAGTCTGCTTCAAAAACCGTTATGCTGATGCTTTGCGATACAGCTCAGCATCACGCTATCGGACCACATGCATTTTTTCCGCAGAATA